TTCCTTAGTCGGGGCCACCAGCACAAAAAAAACCTTCAAAAAAGTAAACAACAGCTGTTGACCGAAGTAAGACACGTCGATATATTACATGTGTCAGGCAAGCGAAACCACTCGCAAGGCAACACAAGATGAATATCAGCAAGACCACGATCAACATGGCCAAGCGACGAGGCATCAGCATCGAAGTAATGAGCGACTCGCAGTTCGGCGAGGTCGTCGAGATCACACGAATCGAAGACGGTGAAGTCCTTGACGAGTACGCCGCACTGTACGTCATCCGCGACGGTGGGATGTTCTTCGTGAATGGCTGCGACGACCGAGTCGCCGAGGAGTTCGCTTACTGGATCAAGGACGACTCCGAGCTCCGGTCGCACCTTGATGTAATTTCTGTTTTTATCTGAGGTGGGGTTGACCGCCAACTGGACATCACCTATACTTCAAACAGTCAAGCAACAAGCCACCCACAAAGGAAATAGCGATGTCAGTTAAATCAGCAATCCGAGCAATACACCTCTTCACCCCAGTCGACCTACTGAAGGAATGGGAGCAGACTCACCTCGGCCTCAACGAGGTCGAGAAGGCCAGTGTCTTTCGCCAGATCATCGACGAGTGCATCGCCCACGGCGTCGACTCGCTGGCAGACTGCCCGTTAATCTCTGACCGGAAGACATTCAGTCAGGGCCTCAGTGACTTCAAGGTTTAAGAGCTTAGCCGGGGGCACCAGCACAAAAAAGTTCGCCGCGCGGTCGCAGCGTACGCAAGGCCACCCTCATGACCCAATACAAGGAGCCAAACATGTCAAGCCACAAGCTAGCCTTTCACTTCCTCCGCCGCAAGTCAGATGGTCGCATCCTGTGCGACGACGGCAAGGTCCGCTGGACGACGCCAGTCGAGAACTTCAAGCAGTACAAGCGACTGTGGGCAGCGGAGAAGCGAGCGGGCACCGAGTACGTTGTGATCTCTGTCTACGATGGTGACTCTGTCGACTGCGTCGGAATCGTTACTNACTCTTATGGTAATGCCGCATACAGTGGCTTTGTGACGACTCGCTGCGGCAACCGCACCGTCTGTCGCTACCTGTAAACCCTAACAAGGAGAAACGCATGAGCTACACGCCAGTGCTTTCCAAGAGCGACATCGTGTACGTCGCTGGCCCCATGACAGGGTACACTGACTACAACTTCCCTGCGTTCGACAATGCGGAACGAATACTGAAGTCCCGGTACGGGTGCAGTGTCGTCAACCCAGCGCAGGTGGACCGCGCCGTCGGTGTTCACTCTGTAATGGAAGGGCGCGGCAAGCGAGAGATGATCGAGTTCTTTATGGACCTAAACGCGACGACAATTAAGAAGTGTACCGCCGTGGTACTGCTCGATGGGTGGTCAGGCAGTGCTGGCGCCCGGCATGAGTATGCTATGGCGGATCGCCTTGGCATTAAGGTTCTATGTTGGCCCTCGCTCTTGCCCTGTGACTAGTCACAGTTCCTGATCACACTTGATCCAGGCTCTGTGGGGGAGCGTGGGGGAAGACCGCTGTCGAGCCCCGATCAACCAGGGGTCATCGGGCTCGGCGGTGGTTATATTTTCAAACCAAAGGAGAGAATAATGAAAGAGATTAACGCAGAGATCGTGAGTCACAAGTTCAGCGANTTGCCGGCAGACCTAGCCATCGACATCGCATCGGCTGGAGAGAACTTTGGTGCCCCCGACGACAGTGGAGTGACTGAAGTCTCTAACCTGCTCGATGTAGCAAGGAGCCGCGACAACTGCGTAGTGAGTACGGTGTACGTAGACGGACAGATCAAGCTGGTTGTCGCTCATTCATCCGGTGACTTCAAAGGCAAGGCACTTGCGTGCGGTTCATGCCATTGCGTTTCGGTATCGTAGACTCTTACGAGCTTGAGGAATGCCTGCTTCGTGTCGCTGATTCAGTTCCTACTGGTGGCGGAACAGAAACCGACGCAGCCAGTGCGTTGGTGATCCCTGAGACAATCATGGACATCCTTGACNTCGAAGACCCATACGAGCTAGGCATCATCAGGACGCTGGCCAGGGTTGACGACGAGTGGACATACGGAATCCTGTCTGACTGGAGCTCGGAGGGCATGAGGTGGTGGGCACAGGAGGTCGCACCGCTTGACGTAGACGTGCGGAGAACCATTGTCGGGCACCCCGAGGACCTCACGTACAAGTCGCGTTACAAGGTCGCCCTAAAGCCTGAGTACGGCATCAAGACTGGACAGATGAGCGCTATCATCGCCACGTTCGAGTCACTGGAGGTCAAGGCTGGGGAATTATTTCTGATTTTCTCAGACAATTTTCTTGTACCGTGGAAGCAGGTCAAGTATATTTATGCGAAGTAAGAATGAGTTGATGATTTGAGTTGAGTTTGTTTCACCCCAAGGAGGACCGCATGAGTCCAAATACTAAAATGACACTCGGCAATGTAAAGTCAGCCAAGGCATCGCGCCCACCGCGCATCCTAGTGCTGGGTGTCGAGAAGATCGGCAAGAGCACGTTTGCTTGTGGTGCCGATTCACCAGTTGTGATCCCCGTCAAGGGCGAAGAAGGCGTCGATGCCTTCGATGTGCCGAGCTTCCCGGTCGCTGATCATGTGCTTGACATCAAGCAGGCACTCCTTACCCTCGATAATGAGGAGCACGACTTCAAGACTCTCGTAGTCGACTCGGTGTCGACGCTGCAGCCGAAGGTGATGGCCTTCGCCATGCAGAAGGAGGGAGTGAGTGACGAGTCAAAGCTGGGCGGCGGTTACGGTCACCAGTATGACACCGCACTGCGAACCTGGGACTCAATCCTGACTGGGATGGACATGCTTCGCGAGAAGGGCGTGGCGTCGATCCTGATCGGTCACGTGGCGTCGAAGAACTTCGAGTGCCCGATCAACGGCACGTACTCTCGGTATGACCTGGACCTTCCGAACAAGATCCGCGAGAAGATTTACCGATGGGTGGACTGCATCCTGTTCGCCAACTACCAGACCTTCATCCGCAAGGAGGACTCTGGCTTCAATCGGACGAAGTCACTGGCTGCTGGTGACGGTGGCCGGCGACTATTCACCCAGAAGCGACCGAGCCATCCGGGCGGTGGACGCGGTGTATTCGGTAAGATCCCTTACGAGATCGACCTGAGCTGGTCCTCCTTCAAGTCCGCAATCGTTGACGCATCCAAACCGACAGAGTAGTCGGTGACGTCTTTCTCTGTACAGTTAACTGTTACTTTTTTTTTGAGAGGATTTTACAATGAGCAATGGAAACCTTGGAGACTTTTTTGGCGACTTCGACTGGGATTCTGTGAGTGCTGACGCACCCGCCGAGTTCCTGGCTCTGCCCGCTGGGTACTACAAAGTGGTCATCCTTGAGTCGGAGGTCAAGGAGTCGCAGAACAAGCCAGGCAGCAAGTACCTTAGCCTGAAGCTGCAAGTCGCGGACGGCAAACACCAGAACCGCACCCTGTTCGCCAACCTGACGGTTGCCAATCGTAACGAGGTGGCTGTCAAGATCGGTCGCGAGCAGATCGCTCGACTCGTCAAGGCATGTGGCTTGCCCGGCCTACAGGACTCCTCGCAGTTCGTCGGCAAGATCGCCGAGGCCAAGATCGCTCGGACTCGCAGCGAGCAGTACGGTGACAGTGAGGGCTGGTCGAACGACGTGAAAGGATTCTACGCAGTCGGTAGCTCTCCGCAGTCGACTGGTCACGCTGAGTCAGTGGCTGACAACCCGTCGCCAACCCCAGCGGTCACCGAGGAAACCCCCTGGTAGGGTTTTCTTTGGTGCTCTAACCCAAGGGCAGGTCGCCACTTACGGCGGCCTGTCTTTTTCTTTGAAAAAAGTTTTGGAACACCTATTGCCGCGAGCTGGACAGGTCGATATATTACATGTGTCAGGCAAACGAAACCACTCGCAAAGGAAAGCAAGATGACCAAGCAACAAAGCAATGTACTGGAGACAACGGCCTGTGCGGGAAGCGTCCTGGGTTACTTCGGCATTAAGGGCGCGACCTGGAACAACCGAACGAAGAAGAACGTCTGGGCCGACACGCTGAGACGCAACGGGTTCGCCGTGAGGAGCAGAGCCAGTAAGGTTAAGCACGGTTCCACCGCTGGGTCTATTCGTAACACTCTGGCCAAGGTCGCAGCCGATGAGCCTCGCATCGAGGCGTTTGTCGTGAGGGTCTCAGGCCACGTCCTGTTGATGGATCGCCTGGGGCGCACCATCGTGGACACCGCACCGAGGAAGCGCGACAGGCGCTCTGTGTTGGGCGTGTGGGCCATCTGGAGCAAGGAGCTGCAGGCATGAACATAGGATTCACAGGCACGACAGAGGGTATGACCAAATATCAGGCCGACTGGGTGAAGTCACTGCTGGTCGCATGGGGAGCAAGCAAGGCACTGCACTCAGCTCGAGTTGGCTCAGAGGCACAGTTCGGTGAAATATGCAAGTCGATGGGGATCGAGGAGGTCGTCTGCCTGATCGGCAACACGCAAGGCCAGGTGGTCGACGTCGAGGACATCCCTGAGGGCAGTGACACGGTGACGGTTCACGGGCCGATGCCCGAGGACCTCAAGGACGAGGCGCTGACGAGGGGCTGCGACATGGTCATAGCATGTCCTCTTGACTACTCGACGAAGTGTGGCACGTGGGCTACGGTACGCAAGGCAAGGGCCAACGGCGCCAAGGTCGCCATCGTTCCGCCAGAGCCAGAGCCAGTTGAGAGAAAGAGAAGATAACCCACTGACTGCCGCGCGACGCAGTCTTGACATTCAAAGCAAACCAGCGAGGTTAGAGCGTGACCAAGATCAAGCCAAGAGATTACCAGATCGAAGCAGTTGAGTCGGTGTGCGAGTACCTAACGAAGCACGACGGTGACCCAGTCATCTGTGCCCCTACGGGTGCCGGCAAGTCCGTGATCCTGTCAATGATCACAGAGCGATTCATCAAGGCAGGCAGGCGTGTCATAATGGCCACCCACGTCGGCGAGCTGGTCAAGCAGAACGCAGCGGCAATGGGACGCTTCGGGGTGGACGTCGGCCTGTATGCTGCTGGGCTAGGCAAGCGTGACACAGGGCACGATGCAGTCGCCTGCCAGATTCAGTCAGCGTACAGTAAGGCCGATAGGTTTGGCTGCCGACACGCACTGATCATCGACGAGGCGCACACCGTCAATCCGGATGAGTCAGCCGTCAGGTATCGTCAGTTCATCGATGACCTGCGTGGATTCAACCCGGGGCTGCGCGTGATCGGCCTGACAGCCACTCCATACCGAACAGGGACAGGGTCGATCTGCGGGCCAGANGGGTTCTTCGACGACATCGTGTACGACATCCCGATCAAGATGTTGATCGAACGAGGCTACCTNTCAAACGTCACGACGGAGACCAGCGGGTTCAAGCTCGACATCGGCTCCCTAAGGACACGCATGGGCGAGTACGTCGCACAGGACCTAGAGGGCCTGTTTGGCTCTGAGAACAACGTACAGGCCGCCTGTGAGGATATGCTGCGGTCGACGGCGGACCGCAAGAGCGTAATTATCTTCGGCGTGTCTGTTTCCCATGCCTTGGCGGTACGTNNCGTCCTCAAGGGGATCACCGGAATGGAGGTCGAGGTGGTCCACGGAGAGATGAACAAGGGAGACCGAGAGAAGGCTATCAGTAGGTTCAAGCTAGGGCAGTCNAAATACTTGGTGAACGTCAACGTNCTGACGNCCGGGTTCGACGCCCCTAACATCGACTGCGTCGCTATCATGAGGGCAACACAGTCGCCCGGCCTGCTGGCTCAGATAGTTGGCAGGGGGCTCAGGATAGCCGAGGGAAAATCAGACTGTCTGGTGCTAGATTTCGGTTCCAACTTTGAGCGTCACGGGCCTATTGATTCCCCTACCTTCGGCAAGGTGAGTAAGGGCAAGGGCGAGGAGCAGCCAGTGGGTCGCGCTCGGTGCATGGTGTGCCAGAATGAACTTCTCCCCGCCAAGAGAGAGTGCGGAAACTGTGGGTTCGTCAACCCATCGCCAGACACCAACCCAACGCATGACAGCGAGGCTGCCTACGGTGCTCAGGTCCTACAGGACAGCAACACGGTCAAGGTGTCGGGGTGCGACTATAACTGTAATCCAGGTCGCAATGGCAAGCGCGACACCTTCCGCGTGACGTATTACTGCGTAGGTGTAACCAGCGAGGCCAAGGGAGACCTAGCCGGAAGGGACAACACCGTCAAGGAGTGGTTGTGCTTCGATCACGACCACGACTCTTGGTCGTACAGGCAGGCCGTTAAGTGGTGGAAGAGGCGGTCCGATGCACCAGCGCCTGAGAGCGTAATGGAGGCGGTGGACCTCGCGAGGCGGGGCGCACTGGCCGAGTGCACTGGCATCACTACGGAGAAGCAAGGTAAGTACGATAAGGTCACGGCCTGTGTGCTTGGCGACAAGCCGAGCGAGTGGGGCAGTGAGACCATGCTGGAGGGTGCTGAGCTGTTTTCTGAAGATTTTGACTGGGACAACATTGCAGACCTGCCGTTCTGATGTTACAATTACTTGGCACTACAATTCGACCAGGAGGACGTCACCTATGAACTTCGACCACGTACCTACGATCATTAAGTCGACCCCACAGTGGATTCTGTGGAAGATGGAGAACGGAAACAAGATACCCAAACGAGTTGGCGGTTCTAACGCGCGAACCAATGACCCTAGTACGTTCAGCACGTTCGATCAGGCACTTGATGCGTTCAGTAAGGACGACGGGAGCAAGTTCTCCGGCCTTGCGTTCGTGATCTCAGACAGTGATAACTTCTCTGGGGTCGACCTCGATAACTGCCTAGACGAAGCGGGCAACCCGAAGCCGTGGGCCGCTAAGATCATGGCTGGCCTGCGTGGCGTGGCATACGGCGAGATAAGTCCCAGCGGGAACGGAGTCAAGTTCCTGACATACGGAAAGAAGACGCCGGGGTCTCGGTGCGTAAAGCAGTTTGGCGGGCCGAAGGAGCAGGTCGAGGCGTATGATAGGACGAGGTTCTGGGCCATGACCGGAAACTGCATCGGAGGCGACTGGACTGACGTAAGGGACGGACAGGAAGTGATCACCCGGATGTGCTCCGAGTACTTCGGTACGTCGCAGGCCGCAGTAAGGCCAGGCACTGCGCGGGAGTCAGGGGACCTGTGCGGTATGTCACTGAGTGCGTCACGAACGGCCAGAATCATCGAGGACACCGACAGCGGACTCGACCACCGGGCGCGTTCATACATCGATAGCTGTGGGGCAGAGACAGAGGGCGGTCGCAATAACAGCGGGTTTAAGATCGCTGGCCACCTGCGTTCGCTCGAGGAGGACGGCCAACGCATGACTGACGCGCAGATCTACTCGTATATGCACCTGTGGAACGAATCCCTGCCATCGCCCCTGCCTCGGCAGGAGATGGATAAGGCTATCTGGAGTAGCGGCAGAAACGGGACCGCTCGCGACGCAAAGCCATCGGACGAGCCAGTCAAGGAGCTCCCAAGTATGTCTGGTGAGTACGCTAGGATTAGCGACGAAACGGACCCCAATGAGTTCCTTTCGGCATTGTCAAGTGAGGTCAACGCGGGCAAGGGAATCATCCCAGACGACTGCCTGTCGCCAGGCGGTCTACGTCGGCGAGGTAATGGCATTCAATCGCCGCACCGCTATGTTCTGGCAGCAGGAGCTGGCGCTAGCCGCATCCATCTCGCTAATGTCGTTGGTGGTCGGTCGACGATTCACCGACTACCGTGACACTAGGGCAAACCTGTATTGCATCGGATTGGCACCGTCTGGGTCTGGCAAGGAGCACGCGAGGAAAGTGAACAAGTCGCTGTGCAAGGAAGTGTTCGGCGACACCAAGAGCTGCCCAGATTCAATCGGTTCGGACGGCTGGTCTAGTTCGCGTTGCGTCCGAGCGTGAGGCACTCTTTCAGATCGACGAGGTCGCCAAGTTCATGTCGGTCAACAAGACCAAAGGGAGCCCGTGGCTGGCGAAGATCGCACCTACCCTGCTTCGTCTATTCACGTCTAGCGGTGGAAGTATGCGTATGGATGAGCTTGCTGACGCAGAGCGGTCAGACGAACATTAAAAACCCATACGTCTCGGTGTACGGTACGTCGACGGTCGGCGGCTGGTGGAACAGCATGGACACGGAGTCGCTGGTCGACGGTCTCATCGCTCGGCTTATCGTGTTCGAGGTCAGCGAGGCATACCCAAGCCTGAACAAGGACAGCGACCAGCACGCAAAGCCAGATGAGAGTCTCATCAAGAGGCTAAAGGCATGGGCCGACTACTCTGTCGAAGGCGGCGACATGGTCGGGGTTGTCGACGAGGTCAAGCCGAAGGTTATCCAGCACACCGATGAGGCTAGGGAGGTTAACGAGGCGTACGCAGAGGAGGTCAGGGGCATGATGCGTGATCTCTCTGAGGGATCGGCCAGGACATCCAGGGCAGAGAGTATCAACGGTATCTGGGCTAGGGCTGGCGAGAAGGTGGCTAAGCTGGCCTTGATCTATGCGTGCTCGAAGAACAACCCAGATGACGACTTCATGATCGAGGTCGAGGATGTCAGGTTCGCAATCAAACTGGTCGACGCGACGACGGCACGAATGATCAGCGAGTCGGGACACCGAGTCAGCTCAAGCAAGGCCGGGAAGGCGGTCAGCGACATCCATAAACTCGTGCTCAACGCCAAGGCAACTGGCGTGACCAAGGAGGTACTGATCAAGGACACCATCGACATGGGGCGACGCATGCGAGATGACGCCATCAAGGACCTCACCTCGTCGAAGTCAATCGAGTTTGATTCGGACACGGGACGATACTACGCACTTGTCAAGACTGGAGGATTCGAGCAATGAAGACAGTGAAGAGAATGACACTGGTGGCGTACATGGACAGGCACGACCAGGGTGAGAACGTAATGATCACGATCACACCCAGGCCAGGGGACTCTGTGACGTCCCCATACGCCCGCGTGTACGCTACGGCTAACATGGAGGACCCAGAGGGCCTGAAGGCTGTCGAGTGCGAGGAGGAGGCGTTACAGGGCGAGGTGGTGGAGCTAATGCGTCAGGTTGCCGGCAAGCTATCCGCGAGGACCGTGAAGTAATCCAAAAAAACACTCAAGGTAGTGCACTCCCCTGGTCGATGTAATCCTGTAGACAAGGAAGCAATCACCAGGGGAGTTTTTTTTATGACCAGGATTTTATTCGCAGCGGTAGCTATTTCGGCATTGGCAATGTCGGGCGGGTGTGTTACGATGTCGGCCAACATACGGGCGGACATCAAGTCAGACCAGGGGCTGGTCGACAACGTCGAGTTCACCGTCTACATGACGCAACAGGGGGCACGCAGATGATCACTGACGCTGGTAGATACCTGCGGGAAAGGGGACTGATGGACAGGACATGCAGGGGCTGCATGGAGCGACACAGGGAGGACGTCGGATGGGGTGCTGAAGCCAGGGCCTGGGTCGACTACGACTCGCTGTGCTTCACCTGCCACCATAGGCAGGAGGAGTGGCACGGGCTGACCATCGAGTGGTGTCGAAGCAGGTACGAGGTTCTCGGCGGTAGGCTGCACAGGAAGCCAGGGAGGAGCGTCAGGGAGTCTCAGGTCGGATTGGTCAATGGAAGGCCAGACAAGGGCACGGGGGCCATGAGGATCACGGCACAGAACCAGAAGGTTCACGTGCACAGGATCTTATGGGCTGTTGAGCACGGATACTGGCCAGGGTACCTGGTTCACATCGACGGTGATAAGTCGAACAACCACATCGGAAACCTGCGTGACGCCAGCAAGAAAACAGCTAGGAGGAAAAAAGGAAAAAAAGTTTGAATGGCCATTGACTAGGCCGGGCGGGTCGTTATACTACATGTGTCAGGCAGCCAACACCACCAGTAAAGAGGGATAGCATGAAGGTTTTTCATTTTACTAAGCGACTCGACGGTCAGTCAGCCACGATCACACCGCAAGATACCCCGAACAGGTACAGCCGACGCGAGTTCCGGACATGGGGCGAGCCACGGTCGTTCTGGTACACTGACCCGGCTGACCGCGAGAGCATGGTTGGCGGCAGCCTGTACGTTGCCGACGTAGCCGAAGAGAAGCTGCTGAACTTCAGCGACGTAAATCTGTCCGACTATCGAGGCAAGCGAGGCATCGACTTCGATGCACTCAAGTCTCACGCTACCTCGCTCGGTAAAGTGGGCTTCAGATACACCGTGGCGGGCCGGGACATTGTCGTCCTGTTCAGCCCACTGGAGGCACGCAAGGCGAAGATGTGGACTGCATGATCAATATAAACAAGTGGGTTATGGAGGTGATCTGATGTCATCAGAAAACGAACGGAAAATGATTTGCGTGGTTGTTGGATCGAAGCAGCTGGACACAATGCCAAGGCGTTACGACAGTGATTCGTCGGTTGTCCTTGAGCGGTGTCGTCGCTGTGCCAATAGGCACAGCAGAATACACACGTCGGAGCCGAAGGTTGTTGTGGCCTTTCAGGCACTTCACAGGCTGGGTGAAATCGAATTGGTAGTTCAGCGTGTTCACGACGGAAAGGTTCTTGAGTTTCGCCACGACATAAAGGGCGAGATGATAGAGCCTTGGCCGGATGGCTTCTTTGAAGTGGAATTTTTATTTGCGTTTTTTTGAGGTAAGGCTGCATGTTCCGTGCCAATCAAATCAGTAGTGCGTCAATTAATTCATTACCATAAGAAAAGGTTCAGAGATGGAAACTGCTAATGACGTGGAGCTAACCCCAGGGAAGGCTACTGCTCTTGATCCCGGTAAGACATCGGAGCTCCGGTTTCGACAGATAAGCTGTGCCCCTTGCGCCAAAGCTTCGTTTACTCAAACAGATTGCATAATGTTCGGGCTAGATGAGCGCGGCCAGGTATGGCAGAAGCGTCTCCAGGATAGCAAGTGGAGGAAGGCAAAAATGACCCCAGCGGAGGGGAGCGATGAGTAAACCAAAATGGGTATTCAAGGTTCGACCAGAGGCAGGGAGCTCCATCGCATCTCACAACGGCCAGGTCCTCGACGAGTGGATTGGAAAGGGCGTCGACCTGTTCACCAAGGCAATGGGACGCAAGGCGGATCGCATCGAGAAGTTCGACCTGGGTGGCAGTCGCTGGACGGAGTTTACCTGGGAGGGCGAGTGAGACCCCAGGGCCTATCTGAGGCCCTCAGCGGCCCCCTCGCGGCCTTTATGGGCAAACACGGTAAATCATACACTGATTACCCGGGATGCCACAGGGGGCCTCTCAGGGGCTCAGGGCGTATGGTACAATGTTAACCACTGAAATAAGGAGGCGGCGATGGCCGAGACGGTAAAGTTAGATGGCGCGTGGTGGAGTCAGGGGGCGTACCTGATGGACTCGAGGACTGCGGGCCTTACCCCACAAAGGCATACGCCGAGGAGGATCGACGCGGCATGCTGCGGACGATCAAGAGCAAAGAGTGGAAGGCATTAGATGACCACACCGAAGAAGAAGCAAAATAGGAAGACGGCCAACCAGACAGGCGGCAAGCGTCTGTTCCGAACGGTCGACGGTAAGCTGGAAATCAGCTCACGCAAGGAGCTTGCCGAGATCCTGGGAGTGGCCCAGGAGACAGTTCGATTGAATTATGAANNANGCGGTATGCCCNGGTGNGNCGATGGGTGGTNCTGTCCCGCGAAGATCATCGTCTGGTTGCTAAAGAACAACCGATCNTGGGCAGCCAAGGCCGCAGTGGACAATGGCGACGGCGACGTCGATGACCTCAATACTCTCAGGGCGGAGAAGATCAAGGAAGAGACGAGGAAAATACGCTACTCCAACGAAAAGGCCGAGGGCATCCTGATCGCTCGCGAAGAGGCGTTCAGGACGATCACCGAGTTGGCACTGACTATGTCCGCTACGCTTGCTGGTGTGCCCGAGAAGGTCGCCAGTTACGTCCCAGGGCGCTCCAAGGTCACCGCACTACGCGAGAGCCGTCAGTCGGTCAGGGCGGCGTCTCAGGCGTTCCTGACAGCCCCTATGCTGGATGACAGTAGCATCGAGGAGATGATACTTGAGCTGGCCGACAGGATTCGAGGTGGCGAGGCGGTGGTCGATGCGGTCAGCGAGGTGGTCGAACCAGCCGGCATTGACGAGGTGACGTCCGATGAGTAAGCAGGAGACCACCAGGGAATACTTCACCCGAGCACTGGCCCACATCACCCCGCCAGAGCCGATGTCCACTGCCAAGTGGATCAGGAACAACTGGAGATCACCAGAGGGCAAGGCGTTCGTCGAGAGCGAGGTGCCGTGGGTGACAGCCCCGGGGGGTCCGTGCGAGGCAATCGACAATCCGCAGTATAACACGCTGTACCTTCAGTGGTCTGCTAGGTGCTTTAAGACGACGTTCGCACAGGCAGTGCAGTGCAAGTACGCCGACGTGGACCCGTGCGAGATGATGACCGTGGCCCCCGACGAGCTGACGATCAAATCGGTGTTTGGCAGGCACTGGAAGATGCTCGCCAGGATACCAGGTGTCCGGCGCCAGGTTCCGCCAGAGCGTGAACGCAACAGCACTCACATCAAGCTCGAGCACTGCCAGATACATGGCGGGTGGCCGCTGGGTAAATCGAGGCTCGCTGACAAGGCCATTAAGGTGGGCCATGCGGGAGAGGTGGACAAGTGGTCAGTGCACTCGACGTCGACCGAGGGTGACCCGATGTCTCGCTTCCTCAAGCGGGGTGCTCAGTTCGCGGATCGAAAGTTCATCATCGAGAGCACGCCAGGTCAGCAGGGTGTAAGCCGAGTCGAGCGAGGCAGGCTGCGAGGGACCAATCATGCGTACTGGGTGCCATGCCCACACTGCGAGCGATTCCAGCAACTGATCTTTTGTTCAGAGTGCAAGGGCCACGGCTGTGACCGCTGTGGGATGTCCGATTACGGCATGCGATGGGATCGCGACGAGGCGGGTCGCAATTGCCCCGACGTCGCACTGGCAACCGCACGGTACGTGTGCAAGTTCTGCCGCGAGGACTTCACGGATGAGGATAGGGCCTGGAGCTTTAATCAGGGCGTGTGGGTACCAGAGGGCTGCGGGGTCGACGATGCCATCGCGATGAACGCAAGGGACCTACCAGAGGGTTCCACAAGTTACCTGACGGGAACTATGGCCAGGGACTCCGTGGAGTACAGTTCACACCACTCGATCCTGTACGCACTGATCACCTCGTGGGGCGAGATAGCTCGCAACTACGGCGTGAAGTCCTCCAATGAGCTGGAGCGCCGCCAGTTCGTCACGGAGGATCTCGGGTGGACGTGGTTCGAGAAGAATAACGCGACCGACTGGGAGAAGCTTGGCGAGCGTATCGTCACGCCGACCATGCAGGGACTCGTGCCAGAGGGATTCTCGACGATCACCATCGGGGTCGACAAGCAGGCCGACACAAACGCATTCCCATACCCGTACACGGTGACCGCCTGGGACCAGCGCAAGCGGTGCCACGTCATCGACTACGGCTTCGCGGAGACCACCGAGGAGCTCGAGGAGATCATCAACGCCGAGTGGCCGCACGAGGACGGCGGTGTGCCCGTCAAGGCCAGTATCGTCATGGTTGACTCAGGCCACAAGCCGAAGGAGGTAGCCGAGTTCGTAATCCACTGCGCGAGGATGCGTAAGGCAGGGAAAATGACGGCGGTGGTCAAGATGGTGAAGGGCTCGAGCACGAAGCTTAACACGATGTTCCGGGCCCAGAAGCTCGGCAAGGACACCGCCACGCCAGGCATGGAATTATTTCACGTCGACTCGCTGACGACACAGGACTGGGCATCCACGGTGACCAGTGTGCTGACCCACGAGGATGATGAGTCGCTCGGTGTGTTTCACGCCCGCAGGGACGATCACGAGGACTTCCTGAGGCAGGTTACCAACGAGCGCATGGTTACTAAGCCTAGCGGCGGTGTGGCCTGGGAGAGGGCCGACGGCGATGCACCGAATGACCTTCGCGACACGCTGCGGTACAACCAAGTGGCTATCGACGTGATCACGAGGCGGGGACCCGTCAAGCCACGCAGGGCCAACAAGATCCACAAGCCGAAGCGTAAGCCACGGGACGAGAGGGACAGGAAGTTCAGGAAGCTGAACAGGCGGTCACGCTAGGCATTCGGTGTCGACCTCATTGCCAGGTCGATCATCTTCGCCAGTTCCTTACTGACCGTCGACGTGACCACTTTGTCTGGGCCGAGATCCCTCCTTCTTGCCGCCGTCCGGGGAGACCACGACGCCCTGATTACAGAGGTGGCCGCGTCTATCTGTGCCTGAGTAGGCAACCAACAGTTACCGTCGTCTGATCCGATTATATTTTCGCTCATCTGCGTGAAGTCCTGTTCCCGGGGGTGCTGTTCCGTTACTGCAACTATTATGCCAAACCAAAGAGGGAAAGTCAAGAAAAAAAAGTCGTGCGAGGGTTGACTCCCCGGTGGACGCGGTGTATTATTCAATTGCCGGACAGAAAGTCGTGCGGGAAACGACACCGGGGGGGGTCGGCGCGAGTGATACGGGGAAAGCAGGGCCTACAGTCAAATCAGAGAGGAATTAGGACAATGCAGGGTTTTATCACCAAGAGGGAAGTAGAAGACAATCAGGAATTTATTATCGAGCAGTACGGAAGAGATTTCTTTGATGCCTGCCTGGCCGCCGACGAGGGCTCTACGTTCCTGGGCCTCCTAATCGAGTATGGCAAGATATAGGGGGACCGGGCTGATCCGCCGGCCGGCGGGGCCGCCGATCACCATCCCTCGAGGCGACTCCCCTGGGAAACTTTTTTTTGGATTCCGCTGGCCGAAAATCTCCCCTAAATGCTGCAACTTTTGGTGATCCTGTCGGGGGGTTCGGTCGCCCCCTATTAGGTGGGGCTCTAGTGGGGGTGCACAGGCCACCCGTTAGAAATAAATTTACTTTTATGCGTTTATGTGTACGGGGGGTGCGTATGTACCCCATGTGACAGCGGCGTGATTTGTCACATGTGTGAATTTTTATGCTTCGTTTGGCATGGCTTATGCACGTAGGTTATAGCACATGACGGAACCGATTACAAGCAAAATCAACCCTTATGACATGCTCCAAGCGTCCATCTCTGCGGCCGTAACGCAAGCCCTATGGCTGTTTGTCCCCTGTCTAGGTCTCGTGATACCACATTGCCAAGAAAGTCCTTAGAACGCCCCTCAGGGGCAAGAACACCACACCACCCGATAGGGTGGGGAAGGGAATGCCTTACCATAACGCAGGCCCTATGGCTGTTTGTCCCCTGTCTAGGACTCGTGATACCACATTGCCAAGAAAGTCCTTGGGGCATGCCCTATGGGCCCAGAATACCATGCCACCCTACAGGGGGGAGGGAATGCCTTATGACATGCTCCAAGCGTCCATCTCTGCGGCCGTAACGCAAGCCCTATGGCTGTTTGTCCCCTGTCTAGGTCTCGTGATACCACATTGCCAAGAA